TATACGTTGTATTCATTATGCTAAATTAAACAATCATAATAAAATTATATTTCCATATCATTTTTTATTAAAATCACAAGAAATAATAATAAATGATTTAGAAAATAATAATATAATACAAGATACTTTTTTTAGTTTAAAAAAATATAATATAAAAGACCCATCACCAAAAGAAATGAAAGATATATTTCAAATGTATATAAAAAATATATTTAATATAAATTTCGGTAATATTCAAGATGATAAATTATATATACATTTCAGAGGAGGTGATATATTTGGTCAAAATCCACATAAAGCATATGTACAACCCCCATTAAAATATTATAAAGATATTATAAAAAATTATGATGATATAATATTAGTATGTCAAGATAAAAAAAATCCATGTATAAATGAATTATTAAAAGAATCTAATATAAAATATGAAAGTAATGAATTGATAAAAGATTTAGAAATATTAAGTAATATAAAGAATTTAATAATAGGTTTTGGGACATTTGGTTTTCTATTATATTTAATGAATATTAACCTTAAAAATTTATATATACCAAAATATTTTGTAGATGAATTACCTGAAGGTGAATGGGGGGATATAAATATTCATATAATAGATATTCCTAATTATATAAAAGTAGGAGAATGGAATAATACTATCGAACAAAGAGAGATTATGTTAAAATATTAATCATACAACCTTAAATATAAAAAATTTATTTCCATTTTCCCAACAAGGTTAATAGTATTATTACATTCAAAAATTTTTTCAACATTTATAATATTTTATAAATTACCAATAAAATTATAATCATAATCATCATCTTTAGAATTGTGATCATCTATTAATATATAAGATCCTTGTTTTATTTTTTTTTAAGTTGTTGTAAAGCAATTAAATCTAATCCTGGTCCAGATTTATATTTATTAAAATCCATTATTTATAATTATCAATACTTAAAACTTAAGTATTATGAATAATAAATGTATGAAAATACTCTATTTTTATATGGATATGATCATGGAGGATTGGGAGATTTTATAAAAACTCTTAAAATATATATAGAGTATTCAATTAAAATGGATAATAAAATATTAATACATATTAAAAATGACTGTGTGAAAAATATGATTATAATTAAAGATAAATATAGATTCGATTCTACAAAAGACACATATGACCATATTTTAACACCCCCTTATATTATAAGTAATAAAATTTTTCCTCCAGTGGCGGGAAAATTAGGTGTGAATGTAACTATATGTGATATTTCCTTATTTGATTATATAGATTTTAACAATATAATTTATCAAAAACATGATTATTTAATGAATAAATACAATTTAAATTCATATAATTGTATCCATATAAGACGTGGAGATATGTATGGAAATATAACATTCCCATCTACTAATGATGATAGATCTAAAGGAAAAAATATAGATTCTATTATAGATAATATTATTAAAGAAAATGATAATATGCCATTAGTTTTAGTATCAGATCATTTAGATACTAAAAACCGTTTAAAAAAAAAATATAATAATATTATAATTTTCGATGTAAATATATTACATCTTGATTTTTATTATACAAGAAAAATTAAACATAATGATGAAGATATTATAAATAATATGACTGAATTTTTAACATTATGTAAAGCAAATACTATATATTCAATAGGTAAAAGTGGGTTTTCATATGTAGCAAGTTGGTTTTATAATAATAAAATATTGTTTTACTGATTCATATAGGTATGTTTAAATATACTTCATGTTGACTATTTATATACATATTTTTTAATAACCATTTTTTTCTGAATTATGATAATTGATTAAATATATTTTCTTTTTGTATATATTCAGGTATTTTTTCATCATTTATATTTAATTCATCAATATTAAATGGTCTTGATGTGTCAAATATATAAATTTTATCATCTATAGCTTTCTGTAATAGATTTTTATCAGCATATTTTCGAAATTCAGGATGACTGTAACTATGTAATTTTTTCACCATGTAATCAGTAGGCATTATCCAACTCATATGACAACCATGTATATTTTCTGTTTTCATATGTAAATCTCTTAAATTTTTAATAGATAAACCTTTAACTTTTCTAGGAATATTTTTAACCATATTATATTTATAAATTGTAGGAGATGAAAAATTACAATCAGTCCATAAATAATTATGTTTAAAGAAAAATTGATTTAATTTTATACTGAGTGGTGTCCCTCTATTATTTAATTCATCTATTAATTTTGTATAACTATTTTTATAAATAATTTCATCAATATCATGATCAATTATAATATCATCATCTTGTAAATTGAAATTCTGATCATTATAAAACCAAGACCTTTGAATTGGTTCATTAACAGCATGAATTAATGGACCATTTTCATATGCATATTCTACATAATTAGTAATATCCACTTTTTTATAATATAATTTTTGTTTTAAATTTTCTGGGATTAAATGTAATACTTTTTCAATTTCATATTCTTTTTTTACACCAGTATGAGTAAAATTATATTCATATAATACTAATTTATCAATATAATCATAACCTTCTTGTAAATTAGAAATAATAAATGGTAATTCATGTTGACTATAACAATATGATTTAAGATATAACATTTATATTAATATAATATAATAATTAATATTTAAATATTTCATAAATTACCAATAAAATTATAATCATAATCATCATCTTTAGAATTGTGACCTGAAATAACAAAAAAATATTTAGAAAGTGTGTTTTTAGATTACCCTAATATTAATTTTGAATTCATCACTAATACGAAATTTGAAAATAATTATAATAATGTTAAATTACATTTATAATCTTCTTACAAACACCTTTACCATAAGGATTTTCTAAATCAATATTATTTTCCATTGTAAAGAAAATCATATTATCTTTTATATTAGTATTAACTAATTTACCATATCCACTATTAATCGTTTCTGGTCTTTCTGTTGTATCACGACATACTAATATTTTCTTACCAGCACACACAGCTTCTTCTTGTAATCCACCACTATCTGAAATAATACCTGCACTATTATTTATTAAATGTACCATATCAATATAATTTACTGGTTTAATCTTCTCTATATTATCATTCAAATATTCTATACTATCAGGTAAAGAAGGATGAGTTATATATACAAACTTATATCTATCAGATAATTCATTTAATTGATTCCATAATATTTTAATTTTATCTCTATTTTCTCTTCGATGTAGTGTTACTATATAATAATTTTCATATTTCATTTCTGATATAGTTGTTTCTAATACACACTTATAAATATCAACAATTGTATTACCTACTAAATATACATTATCTATAATATTCTCTTTTTTTAAATTTTCAACTGATAATATAGTTGGACATAAATGTATATCAGCTAATTGCGATATTAATTTTCTATTTATTTCTTCTGGAAACGGACTGTATTTATTATGGCTTCTTAGACCTGCTTCTAAATGTATTATTTTCTTTTTATTATGAAATCCAGATAAAGCAATCGCATATGCTGAACTTGTATCACCCTGTACAATTATATTTTCAATTTTAGAATATTCTAAATATATATCATCCATTTTAAATAATATTCTTGATACTAATTGATTTAATGATTGTCCAGGTATCATTATATCTTCTAATATTATATTAGGTTTATCAGTTATATTATATAAATCATTTATTAAATCTTTATGTTGTCCGGTAAATAACGTTAAAAAATCTTTATTGTTTTTTTTAAATTCATTTATTAAAGGAATCAATTTAATTAATTCAGGTCTTGTTCCATAACTAATTAAATACATTTATTAAATTATAAAAAAATATTTTTAAATCAATTTTTTTCTATTACTTGTAAATTATAGTTTTCAACAAAATAATTTTCAACACTTTTTCTTAATTCTGGAGGAGTTATTCTCCATGAAGCATGTTGATCGGCTGCTAAACGGTTATATGATATGTCACAGCTATCATTACTATTTATTTGTTTACAACAATAACTATTTATATTTCCTAATATTTTAGATGAAAAACATAAATGCATATCTTCACCTGTATCATATGTATTAGGTTTTATTGAAAACATATAATATAACCATTCTTTTTTAAAACACCATAAATGACCAACAAAATCTACTAATATTGATTCATTTCTTATACCTACATCATTTGGTCGTATTAAAGTATTATTATTTTGTTCTGATCCAGGATTACAAAAACAATTTCGTCCATTACCACCAATAATACTATTTAATCTTAAACATTCATCTGTATAGTTTTTAAAACAATTTATACCTGGTATTATATCATCATCCATCACAATACATATATCCACTGGAAAAGAAAAACAATAAGCGAATCTACCAAAATATTTAGTATTATAATCACTTTTTACATGTATGAAACCGTATTTTTCTTTTAAATGTTCTATATTTACATGATTTTCATTTTGAAATACTACTAGATAATCTGGTTTTAATGTTTGTTTACTAATATATTCTAATTGTGATTCTAAATTATTTCTCTTATATTGAGTTAATACTACAATAAATTTCATAATATATATATATAAATATATTTTGTATTTAAATATTATTACCTAATGTATTCATTATTTTTTTAACAGCATTTTGAACACGTAATTCATTCATTTCGATATCTTTCACTAAGAACTGAATTAGTCCACCAATATCTCTATTTGATTTGATAATTGGTAATTCTTCTACATTCAGTTTATCCCTATACATTATAAATATCTCATATGATTTATTAAATAATTCCTTATAACCTTCTGGGAACTCATATTTATCTTTGTAATTTTCAATAATATCATCTATATTCTGGTATGTCTTAATCATTTTTAGAGCTGTTGTCGTCCCTACTTTAGGAACATTCTTACAATAATCACATCCACATAAGATACAGTATTTGATAAATTGTTCATCTGATAATTCTAATCCTTTAATCATTTCATCATAGTTAATAACTGATATGATATCTGTTCTCTTTAGAGATTTATCTAAGCAATTCCTAATCAAATTAGGACAAGCATATACCATAGAATCCATATCTTCAGTCAAAACATAGTCTACATACCCAATCCTACAGAGTTCTGAAGCAATCCCTTCTCCTTCGCCTTCTGCCATATGAATATATGAAATCCCTAAATATGATAGTAATTTCTTTACATCATCAACCATTTTTTTAGTTAGTCTAGTTGATGTTTTCTCTAACTTATCTTTGTTTTCTTGGTCAGCACACTCTTCAATCTTTTCTTTTGCATCAGCTGATTTCTGTTGGCGTTCTTTGATACATTCTGACTTTAGGTCTGGTGGTTTCCCATCAAATACGAATAATAATTCAATATTCAATGATAAATATCTAACAATTTTATAAAATAATCCTGTGATATGATTAGTAATTTCACCTTTAGTATTCTTTAATAAGCGATGACTTAGAAGTTGTTGATATATGATCAATGACGCATCAACAGCAACTTTCTTACCTGATAATTTATATAGATTTTCATGTGTGATAGAATTAGGTGCTTCCTTTTTAATCGTTTGTGTTAGAGATTTAATACCCATTAGTAGTTATAGTATTTGAAAGTTAATAAATCAAATTTATTTAAACATCTCTTCAGATATTATTTTTGTAATATTTGTATTAGCTTCTATAAATTGTTGTTTAGATAAATTATTTATCCAGAAGTATTTAATATCATATAATATTAGATCATAAGGTAGTGCTATAAAGATTAGTTTATCTTTATTTTTGAAATCAATTGGTTCATAACCAAAATAAGTATCTAAACTTATCACATTATTTCTCATATCGACATTACCAGTATATTCACAATTAAAATGAAAATAATTTGTAGGTCTCATTTTTTGAATAGATTGTGATAATAAATCTTCACCAACTAATTTATCAACATATCCTTGATTATTTAAATTTTCTAACATTCTTTTCTTATATTCTAATATAGTTGGATTTCCTTGTTTCGATCCAATTATATAATTACCAGGATTATTCTTATCATTACATGAATTTGTATTTCGGATTGAACCTCCAAATGTTATTAAATCATATTTATATTTAATATTATTTAAGATATCATCTAAATTTTGTAATACTACTGTACCAGGTGATACAAATAATCCGCCATATTCACTTAATATAAATGACGCTAATAAATCAACCCTAAATTTCTGTGAATATTTTGATTTAGCGTTCATTTCGATTGGAAAATTAGGGAAATATTTCCCTATATTATTTGGTGTTATAACTATAAGATCTGTATTTGTTTTATTAATTTTATTATTCAAAATCCGTAAACAAAAATTAAATAATATTGGAACATTTTTATTTTTATCTAATAATTGTAAATACAAGTCTTGATCAAAAAATATAGGGTCTTCTATATACGTCCACACTACTTGTTTAGTTACTAATCTTTTTCTATTAAAACCTTTATTATATTTATCAATTAACGGATGAATTTTTTCATTATATATTAATTCAAATACATTAAAATATAAGTAATATGATATTAACACACATGTTATTAATGTTAAAATTAAAATACTAGAACTATTCATATATATATAATTATATTATATTTTATTTATAACAAATAGGACATTCTTTCTTAACAGCAAACCAATCACTTATACATTTATTATGATACATATGCCCACAATTTAACATATTAATATGATCATTTTTAATCATATTATCTAAGCAAATTATACATTCGTTATTGTCAAACTCTTTCTTTAAAACAAAATAATTTTTACCTTTTACACCTTTTATATCTTTTATATCTTCTACAACTTTTACATCTTTTTTCATTAATAAATTAAATATGTTAAACATACCAATATATTATATTTTATAATTAAATGACTTTTGATATTCTAATACATAATGTTATCAAAGATTTAAATACCGAAATTAAAAAAGAAAAAAACTCCAATTATATTAAATATGAAATACTCAATCCATTAGTCCAACACATTGTTCAAGAACTATATCCTTATTTCTTTAAAATGATCATAATTGTCATTATTTTATTCATATTAATTATATTTATCATAATCCTAAATCTAAAAATTATTTATTATTAAAATATATATATATATATATTATAAATGAAATCAGGATATAGTTGTGTTATTAATACTGTTATTTATGCTGTAATTATAAACCTTGTTTTACCTATGGTTGTAAAACCATTCGCTACACCTGAAGAAATTAAGCCACCAAACGGTGCGGATAAATTATCATTTAAATCACAACTTATGCATATGTTGGTCCATCATGCTCAGGTACCATTAACTAGTTCATTAATAATAGTCCTTATTGTATTTTTATCTATGGTTCTTGGATATAGATTTAAAATAATTCAATAATTAAATATCTATTATTAATATAATGGTCCCAAAAAGGTATTCTAGTGGTTTATCAAAAAAAGACAAACAAAAACAATTAAAAAATTTAAAGACTTCTAAAAGATCATATAAACTAGGCAAATATGTGTCTCGTCCTAAATTGAAATCATTCAAATCAAAGAAATCGTCATGGACACAGAAATTCCATAAATTATATCCAGACGCAAAGACTCTGAAACAGATTTCAGATGCTACTAGAATTCCTAAAGGTGCTTTATCTGCGGTTAAAAAAAAAGGTATGGGAGCTTATTATTCATCTGGATCAAGACCCAATCAAACTGCTGAATCCTGGGGATTAGCAAGAATGTATTCATATATTCTTGGCGGACCTACTAGACGTGTTGACAAACATATTACTGAAAAATATAATGTTAAATTTAAATAATTGGTTTTTGATGTAAGAAATATCCTATTAAATATAAACAAACAAGGTTTGTAAAAACATTTGTATTTTTCTTATTGTTAATTATATAATAATACAATAAAGGAGTTGCTACTAAATACATAAAAGAATCTCCTATGACCGCACCACTCTTTACAATTTTAGCATAATCTTTAAACTCGTCTATTACTTTATTTAATCCTCTGTTACTATTTTTTATAATTAAAAAATAAAATCCGAAATCATGAATTACCTGTATTAATAAAACTAATATCAGATATTTTAAAAATTCATAATTATTATTTATATAATTATTACTAAGTAGATATTCATATAAAAACTTAGCTAAATAGAAACCTATTAATAAAGAAACTATATCTAATAAAACTGCTGTAATACCTATATTGTCATACCAATTATTTATAGCTATCCCTGTAAATGGACTCTTTGTAAACCTAAATAAAAACAACATGAATGTTTCAATTAACAATGTTGCTGTTAAAAATTGTAAAAAACTAATATCTTTTATCATATATATTTAATAATATTAAAATAAAGTTAAAATCATGTAAAGTAACCAGTTATATCATTTTTTACATTACTGTATTATAATATTATCTTTCTGTTAATATAAATAATACTATCATATAACTACAAACTTCATAGCAAATATATATTATTGAGTATATTAATTTTATTAATAATATGTTTTTGTGTTGTCATAAATACAATACTTAAAATTACAGTACCATTATATTCATCTGTTTTATATTCCTTAAAACCTTTTAAATTTATTATTAAAGGAACTATTTGACATAATTTTCGAATATAAAATACAGATATAGCTACAGCAATACATTGTAAAACTATTTCGGACAATATCCTTATTGGGTTTTTACTTTCATCTTCTTCTGGAAACAAACTATTCAAATAAAATCCCCAGAAAAAAGATATTATTATATAAATTATACTATATTGGAATATCTCATATAATTCATTCAATCTAGTCTTTTTAAATGATATTAAATCTTTTAATTTATCCATTATATATTAATTAGATAATTTAAATTATAATTTTTTTTTATATAATAACTATAAACAATGGGAGGAGGATTAATGCAACTAGTAGCTTATGGTGCTCAGGATGTGTATCTTACTGGTAACCCACAAATAACTTTCTTCAAAGTCGTTTACAGAAGACACACTAACTTCTCAATGGAATCTATTCAACAAACTCTTATTGGTAATAGTGCCTCAGGAACAGGTGGGAGAGTAGTCGCCACTATTTCTCGAAATGGTGATTTACTTTATAAAACATTCATAGTGTTACCACCAATGAATGCACCAGGAATATTATCTGCTGAATACGGTCATCAAATTATTGATCATATTGATGTTGAAATCGGTGGACAAATTATAGATAGACACTATGGTCATTTTATGGAAGCGTGGTCTGAATTGACTGAACCAAATCCTACCAGATCTATAGGATATTTGACTGGATTACAATATACCAATAATCTATTAAATAATACGTTTCTCCCGCACACTGCTGGTTCATATATTGAGAATAGATTTACAAATTTTCAAAGGATGGCATGTGCGGGTGGTGTAAATGGATCTTTGGGGGGAGGGGTAACATTCGATCCAGTGCAAATAGACCAACCATTAACTATTCCATTAAGGTTTTGGTTTTGTAAAGAACCTGGATTAGCATTACCTTTAATAGCATTACAATATCACGAAGTTAAAGTTATCATACAATTTTCCAAAGCATTACAACATGACAAACCTGAATTATGGTGTGATTATATTTATTTAGATACAGATGAAAGAAGAAGGTTCGCTCAAGTAAGTCATGAATACCTTATTGAACAAGTTCAAGTCGAACGATTTACAACTAAAGAGACCAAATTCACTTGTAAGTTAAAATTTAATCACCCAGTTAAAGAACTAATATGGTTCAAGACTACAAACACATGGAACACCACATCTGATAATGTTGCTTTTTTCACACTTCTGTTAGATACTGACGTTAATAAATGTTCTTTAAAACTGAATGGTCATGAACGTTTTGCTCCAAGACCAATGCAATATTTTACAAGGGATCAACCATATTTATATCATACTTCTTCCGGTGTTGATAGAAATATCTTGGCGCCGGTAAGTTGGCCACAAGGTAGTAATTATTCTGACACTATAGGTGTTTATTCGTTTTGTTTAAAACCAGAGGAACATCAACCAAGTGGAACGTGTAATTTTTCAAGATTAGATTCAGTTGAATTAATTATTGAGGGAATTAATACAGAACTTACGGGAGATGATGGCCCCGGTGTATTAAATGTATGTGCAATAAATTATAATGTATTGCGTATTATGAGCGGTATGGGTGGCCTTGCATACAGTAATTAAATGTTTATATTTATTTTATTTCTTTTCTTTTATTTTATTTCATATAATATAATGAATAAGATATTATGTATATTTATTTATTTTTTAGTGGGAATATTAATTTATAACCTTATGAATAGTTATTTTCCTTGTAATGTTGAGGGGATAGCCCGAGGCTTCGTTGGTCGCAATTCTGGTTCTGATCCTGTTGCTCATGCTGATGCTTCTGCTG